CTATGGAAAAATAATTCAAGATTATGGAACAGAGGTTGTCATTGAAGATGAAGATGCAGACACAGATGACAATACCCTATGCTTTAAAAAGTCAGAGGTAGAGGAGATAAAGAATGAAACTATATAATGTTTATTATGTTGACGAAAATGAGAGCAAACTTTTTGGACACATGAGATATGAAACAACCACAGATAACTTTGAGAAATGGTTAGAAGAACATAATGCTCAAAGAATTGAAGAGGGTAATGACAAAGAAGATGCAGATGAGTTTGAAGTAAAACCAATTAGTCTGTCTTTGTATGACGAAACTTTCGAAAGTATCGTAATGTCTTGGTGGGATAGTATGCCACGAGAAATGCAAATAGAAATCAGAAAATTCTATGGAGAATGAAAAATGAGTAGTGAAATTTTACACAAGGTAAAAGAATGGTTAGACCTTAACATAGAAGAACAAGACTTGTCTTATGAATTAAGACAAGAGAGTGCTAGGTTAAGAGATAAAATTGAAGAATGGGAGAAAGAACAATGATAAGATTTGAACCAGTAAAAAAAGTATTTAATCAGTTATATGATGACTTGATTAAAGACGAGTCGAGATATTATTCCGAAAACTTTATCAGAAAGGGCAAAGATATTTGTCCTAGTGAAATAGGCACAGATGATTTAGAAGAGGGACATTACAAATGGTTAAGAATGTTAGACGAATATTTTAATGAAAAGGAGAGAAACTAATGGGTAGATATTATAATGGAGATATTGAGGGTAAGTTTTGGTTTGCAGTCCAATCAAGTGATGATGCAGATTTTTTTGGAGTGCAAGGTTGTCCCCCAAATGATTACTTAGAATATGGTTTTGATGAAGACAATTTATCTGATGTAAAAAAAGGTTTAGATGAATGTCTTGAAGAGTTAGGCAAAAATAAAAAAATTCTTGATGATTTTTTTAAAGAAAAAGAGGGTTACAATGATGCTATGCTCGTCAAACCATTAGGACTTAATAACGAAGATGAAGTAAAACCCATTTTAAAATGGTATGCAAGGTATGAACTTGGTAAACAAATTTATGATTGCATAGAAGAAAATGGTCAATGTCATTTTGAGGCAGAGTTATGAATAGAAAATATAAAAAGAAATTAAGTTTACTTGAGTGTTCAGAAAAAGCAGAAAACTTAAAGTTAAAAGATATGGATAATTGGCTAGACGAACAACTTGCTAAAATTAATTCTGGTGCAAAAGAGCATGAACTTGTTTTTAAGCATTACAATAACATTAATAATATCAGAACTTTTTATGCTCAAAAGTTATTTGATGAGCAGAAGAGAAGGGGTAAAAATGAGAAAAGTAACAATAACTTTATGGTTTGAAAAAGATGTAATTGATGATGCAGATGTAATTAATGCTTTGCAAAATCAAATAGATGATGGGTGTTTAGATTATGATGACGAGGAAGATAATGCTCAAACATCTTGATTTATGTAGTGGTATTGGTGGGTTCGCTCTAGGATTTGAATGGGCGAACCTATCTAAACCAATGGCATTTTGCGATACTGATGAATGGTGTCAAAAAGTGTTAGCAAAGAACTTTCCAAATATTCCAATTTATAATGATGTCAAGGAGATTGCAAATGACACAAAAAGATTTATTCCAACAAGACCAGATATCCTCACAAGTGGATACCCATGTCAACCTTTCTCAGTCGCCTCTCAAAAAAGAAAAGGTGCAGAAGACGAAAGACACATCTTTCCGTATATCTTTAGAATTATTGAACAAACAAGACCCTCTTATTGTGTTTTCGAAAATGTTTATGGGCATGTCTCATTGGGACTTGACGAGGTTTTGTTTCAAATGGAAAGCATCAACTACCATACGAGGACATTTATACTTCCGTCTTCATCAATCGGAGCATGGCACAAACGAGATAGAGTCTGGATTATCTGCAAAGACCTTACTATACGCAACTCCGAACACACTAGACCATCTTCCACCAAGAAGTGCAGAGGCAACAAAGAAATTGCAGAAGGGACACAGAAAAGGTCGGAAGAGACCAAGCAATCTGAGGGAACAAGTAGACCCACAGACAATGAGTTTATATCCAACTCCAACGACAAAGGGGTTCGGTCATGCCTCAGAGGGTCAGACAATGATATTCAGAAAGAAAGTGGAGAACGGAGAGATGACGGAACAACAAGCACAAGCCATGATGAACGGAGTAACTCTTCGACCACCACGAATGAAAGCATGGAACTACCCAACTCCTCTATCGAGGGATTGGAAAGACGCATCATACAACCCAACATGGAAGAAGAGCAGAGACAAATCGTTGCCAAGAGAAGTCTTGAAGAACAACGAACATGGTGGGAGATTGAATGTGAACTTCACGGAGTTCCTAATGGGGTATCCTACGAATTGGACAAAGATAGAACAAACAGATTAAAAGGTTTGGGAAATGCTATATGTCCTCAAAATGCTATGTATATAGGATTAGCTTTAAAAAAGGAGATTGAAAATGGCAAAGCCACATAGTTTAACATACGACAATGTTAATAAATTAAGAAATCTTTATGAGACACATTGTGAACTTCTTAATTTAAAACTTCGTGAAGATATTGCAGAACAAAGAGGTGTTTTACTTGGTCTTGATATGGTGCTTGAAATAGCTCAAAGTATAAAAGAGTTTGAACAAGACATAAAAGAAATAAAAAAACAATCTTGACTTGCAGAAAATATGTATGTTAATTCTTAGAGGCACGGAGCAATTTCGGGAATTGCTACTTTATGCCCAAGTCGGAGAGCTTTTTCTCCCCCTTATGCTCTCCGACAACTTCATATTCACCTTCAATAAACGCAGAGGGATATGCTTTTCTTATTTCAGAGAGACGAGCAATAATTTCTTCACGAGAAAGTTTATCTAATTGATGAGTAACATTTGTTTCCCTTCGGTCAATCGCAAGACCACCAAGAGAAGACCTAATCTTTTCTGCATTAACGGCTGCAGAAAATTGTCCAGTTTCTTCTGCTCCTTTAGAAAGGTCTGCAAATCTCTTGAGTTGTCCGAGCAAGGTAACGCCATATTTTCTTTCTCGGGCCTCACGAAGTTCTTTGATATGATCTACAACCAATGGAAAATCTTTACCATTGAGGAGCAGAGATGCAGTCTTGGCGGCTTGTCCTTCAGAATATCCAGCTTTTCTAGCACATTCAGCGTTAGAATAAGTGCCTTCAACTATGAAACGAGCAAACTCTTTTTGTCTATTTGTAAGAAACTTCTCTTTTGGCATGTGCTTATAATAGTGTTTCTACCATATTTTTTCAATCAGAAACGAAGAAAAATGACGCGGTATCACTT